CTGAATAGCACCGGAGACTGACTGCCCAAACAGGTCATGGAATTTACCACCCTTGCCTGTAAGAGCTTTCCATTCTGCGTCCAGGTCCTGTGCCTGTCCGCCATTGTCAGAGCCGACCTGACTGTTAGCAGCACCTTCTCCTCTTGACTTGCCGTACTCTACTCTTGTCTGCGGCTGTGTCTGATCCGATCCTGCTGTGCTGGCTCCTGCTCCTTCTCCGCCTTCTCCGTCAAAGAGATGGAAGTCGAGCAGTATTCTGTTGTATTCCATAGTGTTCCTTTCTGCCTTGTTCCGGTTGGCGATTCCGTATTTGTCACTATCTGTTCAGATAATAAGAAATGGGCGAATCTATTTCGCCCATAACTTTTCCAATCCACCATCTATCCCCAGCCACCAGCCATAATATTTAATACAGCTTTATGTGGTCCGGATGCTGTCTTGCAGCACTCTTGATGACCTTGTAAACCTCATCGAATAAATATATCGTCTTCTCATCAGCGGATGACATGTCTATCCTCACATGACCCTTGCTGTATTCCGTAGGCTCACAGTCTGCATCGAAGCAAGCCTGTACCAGCACATTGCTCAGTGTCGATATTATCGTGCAGGCATCATGGTCATCTGCATGGTTGAGACAGTCATAGAATATCCCACTTATGGGATCAGCGTTCATCATTACCTTTGTCATTGCCACTACCTCGGTGCTGTCAGATTCGCTGCTCTCAGTCTTGCCTTAGCAGCCTGCGAATTATCCGTCTTGCTTATACCTCTTGCTGCTCTGTCCTCAGCGGAGCCTTCAGACTGTGCCGGCATCTGTTGTGCCTGAGCAGCCTGTGCTTCAGTCTGCATCATTGCCATCTCTTCCGGAGATGTCAGTCCTGCCTGCATAGCCATTGCTGCTATCTGAGGATTAGCCATCGAGAGCTGAGTGATAAGCTGCATTGCCGCCTGGTACTGCTGGATCATCGTAGCGTTCTGCTGTATCTGATCCTTTATCTTGTCCTTGCCTTCAAAGTCCATCATGTCGATGCACACAAGGGCAGGAATTGCGTTTTCCGGAGCGAATAATCCCATGCCATATAATTCCTTTGCTGTTTCGTTTTGTGCGGCTCTGGAGAACGGAGACTGCTTCTCAGCCGTAACTGAGATATCGAATATAGGGCGTACATGTCTGACTGTGCCATCCGGCATCAGCGTGTCACGCTCAACGATACCGGCATTGCTGTACTGGATGAAGCGAAGATCACCATTGTCAGCCATAGTCCTGAAGGATCTCGGCTCTGAGTAAAACTGTCTCACAAGCTCAATGACCATGTGATACAGCTCACGCTCTGCTCGGTACAGCTCCTTGTTTACATCTCTTGAGGTCTTAGAGCCTGCTTCCTGAAGAGCTGCTATAGCGGATGCTGCGTTTACTCCACCAGATATTCCGCCCTGGTTGAAGTCTCGGTTATTCGATGTTTCTTTCAGCTCATCGATCTTGTTCATGAGATGGTTCATCGCACCACTTGGAACATCATCGACATCTATCTTTCTGACTGCATCTCCCAGCTCACCGGTACCGACTTCGACTATCTCCTGATTCCAATCAGCAAAGGCCGACATCGATACATTCGCATTCTTCCTTGCCCAATATCTTGGTTTCGCCCTCATCAGAGCATTCTTAATGACTGCCTGGTCGAGCTTGTCGATATCCTTCTGGGTGTTCTTCATGATATCGAGATATCCGAATCCCCACGGAGAATCCTTTACAGGGAAGAGGCGTGAGATTATGAACGGATACTTTCCATGCTCGTAGAATCCATTCTCATAGCCTGGTTCATTCTCTGAGCAGAATGCCAGCTCTCCGTTAACGAATATGGCCAGATGCATCACTGTCTTTGGTATCTCATGCACCTTTACCTTTGTCGGCTTGCCTTCCGCATCGACTCCGTCCATGTACACCGGCTGAAGAGTAGGAACCTTGTAGTACATATCCACTACCTCAGCACAATGAGATGTGTCGATGTTGTCATCATGGATGTACTTCGTCACACGGCCTGTATCCTGCGGACCTATCTTGTCTGCTATCTTAGGCCACTTTGCTCTGACAGAATCGATGTCCTCGATAGTCATGTGATAGACCTTGTCTGAGTCCTGGATGTCGGATACGCCTGGCTGCCAGAAGATGTTATGCACATCGACATTAGTGATAGCCACATCTCCCAGGCCATCGTGCTTGGTGCTATCCCAGAAAACGCCCTTGATGGCTGCACCATCGATGCAGAAATCCCATCCTGCTCTTCTGTAGACCTCTTCGTAGTCATTCTGCTCAAGGATCGCAGGAATGATGTCAGTAAGCATCTTAGCCTCTTCTTCATCGTCCGCTTCTCTCGGCAGGACATTAGGCTTAGGGAATGAGTCCATGATGTCAGCGTGTTTGTTGACCAATGAGTTGATTGCCCAGGCAGAACCGACCTCAATGCCGGCCTTCTGTGCCTCGTTGGTCTCTCCGCCTATGACCGACCAATGGCGAAGTCTCCACCATTGCTGATTCTCTGTAGCCTTAGTGTCCACCATCTTCTTACTGTCGATGTAGGCATCAAGGTCAGAGAGAGCCTTGGCTATCTGATCTTCGCCAAACTTCTTATGCCCATCAAAGACGAGATCCACAGTCTTCTTGTCTTCGTTGTTCACTCTCTGTCTCCTTTCGTTATGCGTTCATTATCAGCGTGAATGTATCGTATTCAGAATCATCGGATAACAGATTGAGAGGATCATCCGGAGGCGGAGTCCACTCTTTGTCTATGTCTACCTTGATCCTCGGAGTTATCTTTCGCTCCTGACAAATGTATCTCCACTCATCGTAGATGTGGTCTTCCATGTGAGTGTCAACATCTTCCGGATCAGTCTCTGAGTAGAGTAGTGCCGGTATGGTCCTTATGAAGTTCCTGCAAGTGTTGAATACATAGAACATCGGCAGGCCATCCTCATCGAATGCAAGTCTGTAGTGACATTGCATCTTGCCAGGCAGCCTGTGCTTGTCTGACTTGTCGAAATATATCTGCTGCTCCTCAAACTGTTCAGCTATGGAAGGGCCACTCTCATGCTTGAAGATGGCTGTGTCCGCTACCCTGTAGATGTGTTTCCCTGCCAGATTTGGATCATCGCATTCAATCTCTTTTATCTTCTCTGCTATCTGTGGAACATCCCACTCGACACCGGTATCTGCTTCGCCAGTGCAGCCATATAATTCCCTTATGCGATACATTCTGCCCACCGGAGATATTGCATACCATCCGCAGGAAAAAGGTTTGTTGTAGCCGTGATCGTATCCCATGTAGATGATCCAGTCTTCCGGTATAGGGAATGGATTGCACACATGTGTCCATCGTCTGTCATCGTAGTGTTCCGGATCATCTCTGAAGTCTGAGAAGACCTGACCTTGGAATACATCCCAGCGGCCAAAACGCCACGCCTCTCTAAGCTGTTTCGGAAGAGCCTCAAGCGTAGCAAGATACTCAGGCTGAGATTCCATGAGTGCTTTGTTGTCATCCACAAGAGCCTGGATAAAAGTGTAGTCATCAGGGTTCTCTGTCGGCAGGAATTGCCGGTCAACGAATATCCTCTTGATGTATGCATGGCCTTGTCCGCCTGGATTGCATGTCAGATAGCATCTCTTTGGAAAGTCATTGACACCACGCAATGTGGCTGTGATAGCTTTCATCTGCCACTCTGAGAGCTGTGCGGCTTCGTCAAGGAAGATGGTGTCGAATTCCAATCCCTGCAGCCGGTCAAGATCGCCATCCTTGGCACAATACATGAATTCAATCGTGCTGCCATTCTGGAAGGTCAGGATCTTGCTGGTGCTGTTGTACCTTGCCATGTCCTTGCACATACTCTTCAGGATTCTTATGTGGTTACCCTCAAGCTCCTTGTATGTTCTTCTCACTATAAGGATCTTGATGCCTGGATACCTCGCAGCAAGCAGGACAGCCTTAGTCCTTACGGCCCAGCTCTTTCCACCGCCTCTGGCACCGCCATATGCGATGTACTTATTCCTGGCATTGAAGAAGAGTTTCTGCTTCTCGTTTGGTTCAGCTATTCTCAGTGTGGACATCACTCTGCCCATCCTTCCTCAAAGCCTTCAATGCGGATGCTATTGCTGCTATCCGGCCTTGCATACTCGGCTTTCTGCTTCTCCCATTCAAACTTCTCTCGATCAAGCTGCAGCCTCTCTGCATCCAGCTCATGCTTCCGGATGTTCTCTATCCTCTCAAGACTATTGATGGCAAGCGACAGCTCATCCATCATCTTCAACATCTGGAAACTATCCTTCATGGCTCTTGTGTCGGCCTTGTTGAATACTTCCTCAGATGTTGTTACCTCTACGCCCTGAGTGCTTGTGACAAGATGCCTGTGGAATTGATCCTTATCCTTTAGGATCTCCCCTAAATGCTCTGTCAGCATCCGCAGATAATCAGTCTCAAGAGCAACAGCTTTTGCTCGGATATCCTCTGTCTCGGATATCGCTTTCGATATAACTCTTGATTGGTGTTCTTTCCTGGTGGCGAACCAGCCTTCAGCCTTTGATTTTTTAGCTACAGTCACATAGTTTATGCCATGCTTCTCAGCAATCTTCCGGAGAGTCATGTGAGGATCAGTGACATATTCAAGCTGTATCTTTGCCCAATCATAGTTCTGCCTACCAGTTTTCTTCTGGTTCTTAGGCATAATAAAAGTCTCCTTTCGATGTCTAACGATACCGAAAAGAGACTATGCTTTTCGCCCATAACTTAAACTGCAGGGAGTGAGGATGGTTTTCGATGTTATGTAGGAGATGATAAAAGTATTTTATTGGCTTTATGAAGAAAAGTATTATGTCTAACTGCCCACTCCCTGCTATTGGTGCAAACCAGAGGATGAACGAAAATTCCAAAAAGTGCTTATAAAGGAAACTCAGTCTATCTATTAAAGAGAATTAAGTGATACAGCGTTTATGTTCATCCCCTGGTAGTTGCCTAAATTATTTCCAACCGCAGTCCGTCTGCGGAGTATAGCCGATTCCGCCCTCGGAGAACGTTCTCATTCGTCTTGGTGCTTCCGTCTGCGGCTCGGTCTTGCAGTCTGCTCTGCCTTGATTTATAAAGCGTTTGATATCAAGTATGCAGTATTTGCATAGGTCATATTCTTCAAGTCCTATCTTTGCTCGTCTTGTTAAGATGGATGCTGGATTTTTCATATAGACTTCTCTCCCACACCTATCGCAGACAATTTTCACCATCTACTCGCCCTCTCTTTCTCCGTATGAGCAGAAGTCATCGGGCTTTGTCATATAGTAAGCCCATTCGCATTCACCGACCCCTTCTCGGCAATCTTTTGTGTTCCAATACTTGCACTCCTTGCAACGTACTAAACGCTCCATGCTTTTGTACGCATAATGCGTGTTGTACTTGCGACCACCTCTGATGTACGAATATTCTACGAACCCTGCATCATCGGGAACGCTGATTATGTATTCCCTACTCATCGTCTGCCCCTTCCCCATAACATTTTCTTACCGCACGGTCAACGAGTTCGCATATTGATTCACTATTCTTTTGAGCCGTTTCTGCAAGGATAAACGATGTCTCTTGATATATGGCTATTCCGACTTTGCCACTCATATTTTCGTCAACATACATCGCTGGCTGTATTTTTTTAATGGCTTTTTCTGCGATTACCCTATTTCTTGCAATTAATTTAAAGCAATCATCTATCGCCTTTATCGCATCATTTTTTCTAATTAAATCCTCACTCATCGTCTGCTCCTTTCACGAATACCACTTCGGCGTGTTCTCGAATATTGCCACGCCATCTTCGAAACCTAACTGCCTTAATACATCGCAAATATAATCGTCCATTTCGATGTGGCACATTTCTTCAT